GTGATGGACTGTGGGGGGTCAATCGTTGGCGCGGGGGCTACGCTGGGCAGCGTCGGGGGTGGTTCAGGGGTTTCTGTCCAGCCCATGGCTTTCCAGGCAATAGCGTCAATTTCATGGAGTAAAGGGGAGGTAATGCCTCCCCTGTAGAGTCGTTTCATGGTTTAGCCCAGTAGGTTAGGCAGGAACGATGTAAGCGCCGTAGGTTAGGGTGCCGATGGTGCCGCCCTTGGTTGCGGTAACGCGAATAAACGCCGCGTCAGCATCCTTGTAAGTGGCTAGCAATCCAGAAATCGGGAGTTCAATATGGGATTTAACGGCGGTCAATTCTCCAGTGCTAATCATGGGGGTATAGGTACCGCCCACCACATTAGAAACTTCAACCGTGATCGTCCAGAAATTGGTGCCGGGGGTTAGAGTACCGCTGATGGCCCCATGGTCAATGATGACTTTGGCTAGGTCAAAGTTACGAACGGCAAATTCAATCCCGGTAGATGAACCAGTAGCGGAAAGGGCAGCGGCCCCATAGTCGCGCAATTCGAGTCGTTTATCGAACGGATAGGCACGACGGTCGGCCATATTGGGAAGGGACATAATCAAATCCTCAATCAAGGGAATAGGTCAGAATCAATCGGGCAAAGTTAGGCGGCGGCGGCACCGTCTTGAATGCCGTACAAACGGGCGACAGAACGACCATTGAGGATAGCCATGCCACAATCCCAATGCACGCGGGTAAGGTAGTTAGGGCTTTCCTGGATGCGGCCAAAGTCTTCAGCATAGATGCCGTTGACGCCGTTGCTTGGCCCTTGAATGCCCGTGCAAAGTAGGTCGCCAAACCGCGCGATATAGACCGAGGTGCAATCGGTGGCACTGGTGCCGTCGGGGCTGGCTTCGCTGAATGGCAGGATGGGGTTGCCTTGCTCGTCATCCTCAATGGTGACGATCTCACAGCCCCGATAGAACATCACCTCTTCACCCAGTTCAGACACCTGGTAGCGCAGCATCCCAGCCCCGCTAGCCCGAAAGAATTGCTCTAGGCGACGTTTAACGGTGTCGTTGCAAAACAAAAACTTGCGCCCGCTGCCTGCCTGCACCTGGTCAATGGCTCTGTCTAGGGAATTGAGGCTCAAAACGTTTCCGGTATTGTCGGCACCATTGGCAATCAGTTGGTTGCCCGTGATGCGCTTTTGCAGCCCATCAAATTCCTCGGGAGATAGGGAAGAGTCGCCCTTAAAGAATGCCTTTTCAAACCGCAGACGAGCCGCTTCAAGCTTTAGTTGTACGTGGGACTGACGGGCCGTTTGCCCGTGGCGATCTACTAGGGCCACATCCACCTTCATGTCGCCGCCGAATAGCTTTAGCGCTTCAGATTGAGGATTCATTACCCCAGCATCGTCATCAAAGCTTTGGTTAATGCCACGGAAGCCCACACCAGGAAGGCGTGCCGTGGTGTTGTAGAACAAGCCGCCGCCTTGCACATCCCGAAAAGGTAAAACCTGCAACAGGCGGGAGCCTAGAAATTCATTGATAACAAAAATCTGAGTAGGGTTAGTGCTGAGCTTTTTGTACTCTAGCAACGTCATCGTAGCCATAGGGCAACCTCAAAGGAAAAGGATTAAACATGGCATCTCGCCTGGTGTCCGGTCATCCGGTCGGCATCTCGCCTATGATTTTCCGCATCTCGCGTTGTGGTTGCCCGTGGCATCTCACCGTGGGCTATTTCAATAGTAGCCTAGCCACCGAAAATTAACGACCCAAGCTGAGCTTGAGACAGACTGCTGAGGTCTTTTGGCATGGGCGCACCGTTGCCGCTAGGAATGCCCGCCCCCATTGCTTTGTTGTAGGGGGCAAAGCTCATCTTTAGAAAATCAGCATTGGGAATGTCGTAGTCGTTGTCTAATTTTCCTGCGATCAGCAGCTTCATAAATTCCCTGGGCATGGCAGGGCGTAAAGTACCATCATCATCCTTGGTCGTGACAATGCGCCCCTTGGCATCCTTTACCTGGATTTCGCCAGAATCCATTCGATGAAAAAGCCCCTGAGATAGGGTGACAAATCCATCAAACTTAGTGCCATCGCCCTCGGCCTGGTTAAACTCTTTGAATAGCTCAAAAGTCAGTGCTACCTGTTGCTGCTCAGAGGCTAGCTTGGTATTGAGCTTTTGCAGTTCATCGATGTGGCCCTTATATTCTGAAGTGACCTGGTTTTTGGCCTCAATAATTAGGCGTTCTCGTTCAGCCTGCTCCTGTTTAAGGCGCTGTTCTGCGTCTCGCAATTCCTGCAATTTTTCGGGGTTGGTGTCGCCAACAATAGCTTCAAGGGACTTGTAACGCCGCTCAATTTGGCGGGCGTTGTCGAGGGCTTTTTGCTTTGCCGCAAGCTCGGCTTTGAGTGCTTCAATCTCCGATTGACTAAATCCTCCCGTGGGTGCCTGGATGTCGGCTTCTAAGGATGCGCTGCCCTCGCTGGGTGGGTCAATATCAACCCGGCAAATACCATCCCAAAAACCATCAGCAATGTAGCAATTCAACATGGGCTAACAAACCTAGAAACTATCCCAATTCTAGCCCCGTTTTACCCAACTGCTAAGCCATTGCTGTTCTACCTCCGCTTGATATTGCGCGGCCCGCTGCACTCGATTGGTGAGGCTTCCCCCTGTCAAATTCTGCAAAGCCCGCACGGGGTTATACCGAGTGACCAACGTACATTTGCAATGAAGCTGACACAGGCACAAATTGCCAGGGGGAATAATTTCTTCCAGTGGTGTCCAATTAGGTCGTTCATAGTCTGGGCAATTAGGACAAGGATGCTGACTGCCCATCCGCCGAATGCCTTCATTGGCCTGTCCAGACATCAGCGTTAAAACCAACACGGCGCTGCTGTAATTTCGGAATAGGCTACCACTGCGCCGATCTAGGCTGGCCAAAATTTGTGCCGGGGACATATCCCCTGCGGCAATGCGGTCGGCGCTAAAGCGCACCCCTCGCAGATCGGCAACGAGGGCCGTTTTGGTGAATTGCAACACCGCTCTAGGATCTTGGGTGTTGCGAAGCCCATCCACCCCACCACTGGCCAGCAACAGACCCAGAATCACCGCATTAACCACGCCCTCTGATATGGCCATCTCCCACTCTGCCAATGACGCATCACCCGCCAACAGAGCCTCAGTGGGTGGCATTATGCGGGCTCTAATTTCAGCCTGGGTACGCTGAATGTAGGTATCTACTTCATCCTGTGAGGGCAACGTATTTTCTTGTTCAATGCGATGCAACAAGCCAAGAGTTATCAAGGCAAGGGCGGCATACTCATCCTCGCTCAACCGCCCTTGCTGGGCCTCTGTGGGAATAAACGGTTCGCTCACAGCGTCCTCAGTACCCGACCTGTGAGGATGAACGGCTGTAGCTGATCATGCTCATCCAGAATTTTAAGGATAGTCGCCACATAGCCCGCCCGCCTGCCTTGGGTAGCGGCACTAGCAGCACCGGGGCCATAGGTCTCCAATCGTGCCTCTCGGTCAATGTCGATCAACCGATAGGCATCATTGGCTTGTAGTGCGGGCAAAGATTCGGTGGCTTCTTCCCAGATGTCTAGGGTTTCGCGAACCGTAGCAACTAGGGTAGTGCCGTTGGCGGCATCAAACTGCTCAAGATCGGTCATTAGCACCGCCAACCGAGAGCCGTCCTTGAGTTGGTCGCGGGATAGATTAAGGCAACGCCAGAGGCGTTCACGGTCGCCAGCTAGGAAAGCCATCAAATAATCACCTCGTTAGGGTCGGTGGGTAGGGCAGGATTAACGACGGCCATCGTTTCGGCCTGCTCAAAATCTTCCTTAGTCAACAGCCCCCGACGAATCATGGCGGCAATGATGGCATTGGGGTCAATGCCCCGATCAATGGCCTGCATGAAGGGAATGATGTCGGTCGGGTTGGGGGGCGCATCTAGGGCCGTATCGTCGATGATGATGCTGCCAACCCTCTCTGCTGGCGTGGGGTTGGCAAGGCGTTCCCAAATAGTGAACAGATCCTGGTAAGCGCTTTCAATCACGGCCTTGATTAGAGGCATCCCGACCTTAGCCTTTTGGTTTTCAATGTCGGCTTCGGTGGCAGACATATTGCCGCTAGAGTGGAAAAGCTTATTGTCCCGCTCCTTAATTTTGCGCTCAGTTTCCTCAACCCCAACCCGCAACTCTGGAATGCTCTGTCCATTCAATTCCAGGTATTCAACGCTCGAACCCGCTGCATAGTCTTGAGTTTTGCCACTGCCTGCGTAGAAGGGCGGCACCGGGTCGGGCACACCATTGGCCCAATAGCGGATCGGTGTAGGGCAGGCGGTTTTGCGGCGAATGGCGCTAAGCTCTGAGCTTTGGTTGTAGTGCTTGATATTGAGGCTAAGCACATCAGCAAAGGGCGACATAATCAGCCGCTCCGCATCCATGTTTAGATCGCCCATGAAGCACAACTTATCGCTTAATGGCAGTCGGTCTAGCGTGCGGTTGGCGGCATCTACCAGAAACACCGACTCTAGGGGAATGAGTTTGGCATTGTCGTCTTCCTGCCACAGCGTCAGTGTGCAACGGCGTTGGTCGTCAAGTTCGTAAACCCAGAACTGGCTACGCTGCTGCAATGCCCCATCATTGCCCAGTGTGTTGATGGTTTTGCGGATAGCACACCGGGCAAACACCGCTACCCCGCCAAAGCTGCGATATTCCACCCAATACACATCTCGCAGGGGCACCCAAATTAACCGGGGCCGACGTTGACCCTGAACTACGTTGCGGTCGATGTCTGTCCCCACCAATGCCCCGCCATCGCGGAACAAAGCCCGTAGGGGTTCCATACTCCATTGCCAAAGGTCGGCCCCTTCAAGGTTTACATTGTCCTGATTTTCGATCAGGGATTCGGGGGCATCCTCAGCAATTTCAAACTGGGTAAAGATCGAAGCATGGTCGCTGACGGCATCCTTGAAGAATGGCTCCGGGTCTTCCGCCATAATGCGCGATAGACGGTCTTCCGGAAACTCACCTGCTACTTCACACAAGTAGATATTTTTGAAGTCTGGGTCGTCTAGAAAGCCCGTCCAGTCCAGCGTCTTTTGCCAATGGTCTACCGACCGTCGCCACCATGCAGGGCGATAGTTTGGCTGGCTAGGGTCGCTGTAATTATCAGCGCGGCGGGTACTGGAAAAGCTGGAGTATTGCATGGCTCAAGTTTAGCCTACATCACCAGTGTGCCCTAGCTTCGCCGTATTGTCGGCCTACACTCATTAATTCTGTGATGGCCCACACCAACGCATCAAGGCGATTTGGTGAACTCATCCCCACTTGCCATGTACACAGTTCTCGCTCAAGGTCTGGGAACACGCCGACATGGTGAACCTTGCCCTCTTGATAAAATTGATGAACAGGCTCGGCTCTTACGAGCTTGCCCCGGCTAGCCCTCACTTCTTTGATGCCTACCCGTGGATCAATACTGCGAATGCCTGACTTCACCATGTCACCACCAAAGTTGACTTCAACGGCAAGGGTATCGGCACGCAATGCCCAGTATCGTTCAACGGCGCAGCGCATCCATTCAGCGGGGGTGCCGTGGCCAGAGTCATCATGTAAGACATAGAAATGGCCATCATGGGTTTTGCCAACCGCCACAATGCCCGCCTCCGTAGCGCCCCCCGGTGGATCAATGCCGATGACGATGCGGGACATGGTGGGCGGTGCGGTGCCAATGCGGTAGGGGTCAATATCGCGCTCCCGTTTCCACAATCCCCCATCCGGCGCATCCTCATGCTGCGATTCTTGCAGAAACACCGGAAGCGTCCACTGGTTAATCTGTCGCTCAATCACCGCCAAGTCTTGGCCCTCTGGCCACGTTGGACGGCCCCCAGTGACGCGATAGCGGGGTTCACCGTCAATCACGTCGCGTTCCCATTGCAGGTCGTGGGCAGCGGGTTCCTGCGTGATGGTGGCCCCTAGCAATAGCTCCGATCTACGGTCGGCCACCTGAGCAATCACGCTGTCCTTGTGGATGCGGTTTTGGATGAATAGCACCGTCGCATCAGCACTACCCGCTGGCAAGATGGCCTTGCTAATGGTGGCCAGTTTCTTCTGTACGGCCTGGGGGCTGTCGTGTTCCCCGTCCACATCGTCAAGGATGATTAGGTCAGGGCGGTTATCCTCCCATCGTGCACCCCGTACCCTGGCATTGAGGCCCACCCCCAACACGCCAAAGCCATGCGCGGTTTGCAGTTGCTTCGCTGTCCAGTTAATGCTTGCTGAATAGGCGTTGACGGCCCTAGGAATACCCATGCGCTCTAGCAGGGCGGCGATGTTCTGTACGTGGTCATCGGCTTGGTCTTGGGTGCCACACACATAAAGGGCAAAGCGGCGGGTGAGGGCGCAAGCCAGGTAAGCGCAGGCTTTCTCTGCGGTGTCGGATTTGCCCCCGCCCCGCGCCCAGATCTCGACTCGGCTTGGAGCAGGTTCACCAGGGCGTAGCTGGGCTAGCCAATCCCATACCGCCATGTGCCTTGGCCCGGTGGGGATGGGTGAACCGGGGATGGTGCGTTTGAGAAAATCGGCGGGATGTTCGTTGGGGGCTGGGGTGAGGTGAGGAGGCATCAACGCCCGTCGCTGACTAGGCGGGGCATGGCCTAAGATTTTTCCAGCATCTTCCCACCAGTCGTTTACTCGGCTTGCTGTGGCTGCAATTCTTGTTTTGCCCATCGGCGTTGCAATGCGGTAAGAAAATCACTGGGGGTAATCCCTAAGCTAACCGCCATCTCGGCCAAGTCTTCAGCCGTGGGGGGGAAGAGTTCGCGCTTCACTTTGATCAGGTTTGCCATAGCGGTAGCACACCCTTCCTTCGATTTGGCTTCAACGGCGGCTATTTCAGCGCTTAAATCTGCGATACCTTCGTTCAATAATACCAAGTCATCCAACTTAGACCGCTGCCGTGTTGCCGACTTGGCCCCTTGCACAGCCCCTAATTCTTGAGCCACTTGTGCTGTCTTGCGAAGCTCTGCCCACTTTTCCTCGGCAGATATTATCTTCAGCGTTGATAATCCCACGCTAAATTCTGTAGCCAATTCTTTAAGGGTTGGTCTAGACTTGCGGCCTAGATACGCCTTCTTGATGGCGTCAATCAATTTCCTGTCAAGGGCTTTCGGCATCTGTACCGGGTAGGGCATAGGGCTAAACATATCCTAACCTGCCCACACTATTCCCCACAGTCTAAAATGACAGCATGCAAGACAATTTCCTACCTCTCTACCCCGGCATTGAACCATCCGGGGTTTTGTTTGGGGCTAGGGCGTATCCAAGATGGTTGCATCAATGGCCCGCTGAGCAGACCACGCCGATTCACCCTTGCTCTAACGAGTTTTTTTGTGTGTATCCTCGTAAGCTTCAAGCGCCATTGTGATCGCACGGCTGACCGACTCAGGGCTATACCGCTTTGCTGGGTCTACCTTTTCAACTGCGAGTTGCAGCCCAGCGGCGAAGGCGAGAACCTCATGGGGTGCGCTGGGGTAGGTCAGTTTTAACAGTGAGATTTTCTTGTGTATTGGTTCCATTGGTTCCCTGCTCAGATTTTTCGTGTAGCATGGAAGTGCAAACACCCCTAATAAGGGTGACATTAGCCCGCAATCTGTCTGTTAGGGAGCGTCTAAACTCAGAGACAGATCCGGGATTTACGTGAAAAAGGGCGCGACGGGGTGGTATCCGTCACGCCTTTTTTAATTTGTAATTCAATCCGGTGTTCTGAGTTAGGGCGCATCCAGGATGGTTGCATCAATGGCCCG